ATACTACTGTACCGTTTCCTGTTGCTGTTGTTATTCCAATATCTGTAACAGGCTCTGTGGTAAGAATACTCGGCTCCTTATCTTCCCCTATAAATATAAGCCACCCTTGAACATCTTTATTATTTCCGAGGTTTCCTATATTAGCCCCAAATGTTCCTGTTGAAGTTGTTTGTGCTCTTGTTAAAGAAACAGCCCCATATTGAGCTATTATGTACGAACCGCCTGCAGTGTCGTATTTTTCTGACCAGTCGCCCGGATCGTCTGTGCTTAAATAGTAGCCACTTCCTGCTTGAACACCTGAGCTGGACTTCTGAGATAGCATCATCACCAGAGCAGAACTAGGTGTAACAAACGGTGTGATAGGGGCATTTATTGCAACAAGTGCCTGATTCGTAGTGTAGTATGTAGTGTTTGTGAGTAGAACAGTGGGGACAGTACCTTGACCTGTAAATCTCATTATATCTAAACGTAGTTGTGAAGCCGCACCACTAATAACCCATGAGTAGTCGGCTGGCTCTGAACCTCCGGCAACTTTGTAATATACACCTCTGATAAACCCATCGTCAACTTGAGTAAGTGTTGTCCACCCACTAGGGACAGTCACCGTTCTTGTATCCGCACGGGTTGTAAAATGAGCAAGTAGAAAATCACCACTTACTGTAGAAGTTGGTTTTGTCGCTGTTATGCTTGTTCCGCTCAAGCTCCCCGATGATTGTGTTGATTGGTATGCTACTGACATATTTAAGGTGTATATTCCATATTCTGATTGCCACTGCTCCATGACCAGCCCACGCCTACTGTCCAGCGACTTGTCGGATCTGTTTCAAAATACTCTTTGTTAATCGTCTGAACTGAAATATCATTTAAGTTAGACGCCTCTGAAATACCCGGCACTGTTTCTGCCACCAAAGTATCTCCTGTTTCTGTTAAAAGTTTACTGCTCATAATGTTATGCTACTGCTCCTAATACGTTCTCGGTGTTAGTTCCTATCTTAGTAAATCGTATATATGAATCCGCGACCATGACTGGTGACGTTGGTACTGCTGAGAAGTTTACTTGTGGTGTCACCGTACCTCCTGCGTTTACTCTCATAATCCCTTTAAACTGAATATAGAGTGCCGTTGTGGCTGTAGCGTTTACCACTGTACTTGAAACTGCATCTACCCACACACTCCCGTGCGTTGCCCCTGTTGTGTTCTTAGCTACGTTCTGCACCTGCGCGATGTATTTAACTGAAGTCACTGAAGCACCTCCAGCAAGGGCAAAGGCCATAGCTGTTGTACAAGTAGTGCCGCTTTTATCTATGAAGTACGCCCCCTCGAATAGATATGATGTTGACCCCTCCACTGTGAACACGTCACCTGTTGTAGGAAACGCTGGCTGTACTCCTGTCCCTGCCGTTAATGAAAAGTTAGCTGCCGGTACGATTGAGTAAAGACTTGGTGTATTCAATAAGTCCTCAACTGTTACCTTTTTAGTAAGTGGTGTACCTGCGATATCAACTACAATCGGCACAATGTCTGCCATTATTGGTGCTGTTGTTGCTGTTAATCCTGTTACTTTTACGTCTGCCATAATATTTATGTTAATTAAACTTCTTGCTCAAGGATAAGTGAATTATTTATATCCAATTTATCCGCGTCTTCTACTGTCCACTTGATAACCCCATAAGGCACACTCGATGTTGATGTGTACTTTATGTTATCAACAACCATAAAGCTGTTAATTCTTGCTTTGCCCCGCCCGACATACTTTGTCCACTTGTTTTTATACAGCAAATGACACACAAAAGTAGTGTCACTTGTTGTTGCTGTTAGTGGTATAGACAGGTAGAACCTCCGGTTATCATAATAGCACCCTACTTGAGCGTAATTATCTATACTCACCGCCTTTAATGTTTCCTTGATAGTGTCTGATATAACTGATGAATTGACCCCAAGCACCCCGAGCAACTGATCAGTGAACCCGATAGCCCGAACTTCCCTACCAGTAAAGAACCAAATATCATTTTCAACCCAAGTATAGGCCTTCCGAGAACACGCGCCGTAGTTTCCTGATTGTAGTTCTAGTTTAGGAATGAATAAGGCTACTACTTGATCGTATACAAAAGTTAGTTTCCATATAGATTCTTCTTTAAATATAAGAAGCACGCCGTAGTAGTTTTCTAAGCCTGTAGTCTTGTCTGTCCCTAGTGGCTTTAAAATACTAGATCCACCAAATGTGACAGGATCCCCAACATTTGAGTGGTAGGTAGTTAGTGGCTCTGCCGTTACTCCTGTCACGAACATTCTGTCCTCAAATATCTCAAGTATATTCCCTTTAGGTGCGCTTGCGTACTCAGTGAATGTTGTACCGTCCCATTTCATGTAGTTTTCTACCGCATTACAGAGGTATAAAACATCGTCATAAACTGTGTAACCAAACTCTGCACCTGCTGTAAGTGTTGGGCTATTTGTTATGTCTGCCCAAGATCTATCAACAGAGTTATATGATTGTAATTTAGTACCTAAAGCTCTGATTTTGTACTTCGTACCGTCTTTTTTCTCATAATGAAAGAGCGAATGTGCTATCGCTGCCGTTGAATCGCCGTGGAGAGTGAAACCTGTGTCTTTTTGAAGAAAACCTTCGTCAATAAAGTTCATATTCTTAGGCGCACTTCGTCCTGAAGAATCGTCAACATCGATAACATCTTGAATGTCATCGTATACTGATACGAATTTTTGTCTTTTTGGAGGCATTAAAATTGATTAGGTGAATCATAACCGCCTTCTAATAAGTTCTGCTCTCTGAATAACTGCCCGCCACGCTGGTTTGTTTCTTCATATTGTGACTGGTTAGAGATCCTTTGCTCTAGTTCCTGCTCGTATTTATCTCTGTAATACTTTGAAAGTACCTCGTCTTGCAAGTCTTCATTTACTCTATGAAGCACACCGTAGACAATAGGCTCATGAAAGTATGAGTTTATCGTTGGATTTACCGCGATAGTAATGTTTGCATACACTGGGTAGTATTTTATCGTCAGAGAAGCTGTAGCTGTTGGGTATACCTTAACAGTACCCCCTTCAATAGTCACTGATTGAGAAAGTGTCTTTTTATCAAAGTCATCTATAGATAACTCAGGAAAAAAGTTTGTATCGTTCTTGTAAGCGTCCCCGTACATCGCCCCGAAATTCGCCGGCAATGTCCCTACGCCATTAGAAAAAGTAATTGTTGCAGAAGCAATGTGGTCTGTTGGGAATGCACGCTTAATAATGTCCTGTTGAGTAAGGTTTGCATAGAGATACAACGTCGCGTCGCTCACGATGTCGGTATCTGCTTCCAGTATTTTACGCCGTACAGCGTTTATAATTTCTATTGATGTCATTATGTTTGATTAACGAACTGATCCTTGCCCCCAGTAAGGGGACAAAGTCGATCAACTAACCAATAGTCGCTCGTAGAACTGCACCACGCTTTCTATTCTCAGCAAAAGTCTTTCGTCCGTAAACGAGTAAACCTTTACATGTTGAAATAAAGCTATTTGGATCAGCTTCTGATGGAACAACTGATACCTTCATGATTTGAGCCGCGAAAGCTATAAATTCTTTCGTACCAGCAATAAACCAGTAACCAGTAGTGTTATCACCTGAAACAAGTTCTGATGTAAACACTTTGAAACCTGCGATAGAACCGATTAGACCCTTCTCTACAACGTCGCTATAAGCGGATTGTACAGCCGGGATAAACTCTGGTGCTTGTCGTAGGATTCCTTCAGCAGCCGCGTTCAAAACAATGTAACGATTTGCTCGTTCCACGTTCTGAGCGTTTAGTACTGTTGAAACATCGACTAGATTTTTGTAAATCGTAGTCTTTGTAGCAGCAATATGTGTAGCCGCGTAGATTGTGAAAGCGTCCTGTCCAGCAGCAACTGCAGAAAGCGCACCACCTGTATAAACAGAGTTATCTCCTTGGTCAACAACTGTGATAGATGTTGTAGAAGAAAAAGCACTGATAAGGTAAGCGTTTGTCTGTCCAACTACCTTTAGAAGTCCACCAACCATAGCCGCAGTAAAAGTAGTACCAGCACCTGTTACAACACCTGTTGTTGTAGCGATAGAAACTGTTCCTGTTGCGTAGTTAGTACCAACATAGTTTAGGTAGTAGGCGTTCTTTCGTCCGTACAAAAGAATATCTGTATCGATCAATTCTGACATATCGCGCTTTGCGTTTGCCGCGTATTCTCCGATAGCTTCGATATCGTTCTGGATCTTATCTACATCGTCAACTCCGAAAGAGAAGTAATGTAGCTGATCAATCTCAAGATCTTCTGAAGTAGGTGTAAGCTCTTGCTTTACCAACTGTAGACCTTTTGAGTATGTAGAAAGAGAAATCTTTCCTGCTGTTCGCACGCGCACTTTGTCACCTGAATCCTTAATCATACCCTCGTATTGAGTGTTTGTGATTGAAGGATACAGTGTGTCGTTATAAAGAAGCTCAACCAATTTAAGTGAAAACTTAATTGGTGTGAATGCTCCCATAACTGGGGTAATAATTTGAGTCATTTGTAATACTTATAATTCTGATAAGCCTACAAACAACTTAGTAAGGTATTTATTCCTCGAGTAGACCCTTAGAGAGATCTGATTGATATTCCTTAGAGTGTTTAGCGAATTTCGCGGGGTTTTGTTCCGCCATTTTCTTCCAATCATCTAATGAGCGAGATACTGCAGGTGTTTTATCACCTCCTGTTACTCTTTCAGTGTCAATTCTGTCTTGTTTAGCCCTTTCTTCCTCGGCTCCAATACTTTTAGCTTTATCAAAGAGATAGATTTTAGCAACATCACCAAGGATATCGTTGATATTATCAGGGACGTTGTCTGACTTAAAATACTTAGTCTTAAACTCTGTCTTTGATTCTTTTAGCTCTGGGTGTTGTTTGAGAACTTCGTTAAAGGCCGCATTCCACCTTGTTTCATTATACGATTTTCTAGCGAATGATATGGCTGGATCTTTGTTTACCTCGGATCTAACCCTATTCTCTATACTTTGCGTGTAACTCATCAAGTTGTCCTGCGCTTCTTTGTCTAATTCTTCAAAGCCCGGAAACAAGTTGTTTGTAGGTTCTTCTGCGCCTCTTGCCTCGATCTCCGCTTTATAACGCTTATTCTCCTCATAGAGTCTTTGCGCTTCTTTCGTAGATTCTGCAAACTTTTTTTCGTAATCAATCGCTGGTTCGGCTTCCTCGATTGGGTTTTCTTCGGTTATCTCCGGCTCCGTTCCTTCTACCTGTGATACAGAGTTAGCGTTCGCGTCCTGCATCTCTTTATCGAATGAGTTTGGATTCATATAATGTTATCCCGTCCTATTTTAAGGGTTTGGGGCGTTATTTCTTAATTACTTTCTTGATATTTGCTTTCGCAATAGTTTTAACTACCTTAGGTTTTGCCTCGGCTACTTTTACAGTAACGGGTACAATACCTAGTCTTTCTTTAGCTTCTTGCGGTAGAGATTCCTTGTTTTGAATAAGGATTTTTATATCCCGTTCGTCCCAAGTCCCTTTAGCAAGAACTTCGTTTAATTCTTCCATAAATTGTCAATGAGCTTTTAATGTTCGTTTTGAAACGGAACGATAACCGAATTTTTATTATAATTGTGCTTCTAATTGCTTTTCTACCATCTGCTTTTCAACTGCTGGTACATCAAGAAAGTTAAGTACTCTCTGAATGAGCTTAACCTCGACCTTCCTAAATATCTCATCTTCTGCCGTTAAGTTTATATCAGTGAGTCGCTTGATAGCTTCCTGTAATTCCACCTCAAGGAACCTGCGGTACTCATCGTCACCAATTTTACGCCCAGCTAGTGCTGATTCCCACTGTTTGTATACTTCCTTTTCCTCTGAGTTTAGCTCTTGGTAGTTTTCTACTCCGACTTTTTTTAAGAATCTAGTTAGTAGGCTCATTGTTGTGGCTGGTTAGATGGTTGTGTTGGCTGTGTTGGTTGTTGAACCTGCCCCTGAGAGGTCGGGATTTGAGCATTTTGCCCCTCTGCTTGCATTACTTGCTCAATTTCGTCTGTTGACCAGTCTATGAGTTCCAACTCCTTACGTCGGGCAATACTGAGTGCGATAGGGTTATTCATGAAAGAGTTCTTAACATACGCCAATCGTTGAAGCTCGTTGTTATCTTTACCTTCCTTCTCTGCTTTCATTGTAACTTTACACTCGTAACCGTCTGGGTGTTGCCAGTTAGTTTTGTTTACAGTCTTTGAGGAATAAATACCGTCCGGGCCTTTCTTGTATAGTTTTATCCCCGCGTCTGGTATGTTTGCATTTAAAAGATCGTAGAATACTTGGCCTGATTCCTCCCACGCTGTCTGATAGTTCTTAGCTGTTGTTTGGTTTCGTGTTTGTGATTGCTGTAAATTAATCTTTACCTCACCGAGTGTTGTATTTGATGAAGACTCAACACCTCGCTCTGTTGGTGTTTGTGCAACTGTTGACTGGATAAGGTCTTTTAGGAATTGTATTTGATTAGCAGTGTCTTGTAGTGGCTCAATACGCATTTGTTGAATAATCTCACTTGGATTACCCGGCACTCCGTACATACCAAATGGCTTAGGATCAAAGGCGCGCGGTGTAAACTGCCCATTCATTGTGTTAAAGAAGTACATACCAAAGTTACTGTAAGTACGGTTTTCTAGGTCTTGCGACATGTACATGTTGACTACTTTGTTGATTGTCCGAACACTATCCGCCTTACCATCGCTCCAAATATCATTTAAATCAGGATCATCTGCCCAAGAAACAATAGGCAACCGCTCAATTCCAATAGCTGACTTTAAAGGTTTGTTGTACAGAACTATTGAATCCATGGCGATAATAACTAGATGCCGTACAAAACGACTTTCTTCTTTATTCCAAATTAGTTTATAGCTCTCGTTTATATCAACAAGTACGTCCGCCGCCTTAAACTCGTCATAGTTCTCTGCACCAAGTAACCGTAGTCTTTCCATCTTCTGGTCAAAGGCTTCTTTAGTTTCTCCGCTCTGTATGAGTCCTTTTGTAGAGTCTAAGTATGTTTTTAAACCTTGTTTTGCCGCCGTATCGTACTTAGGATTAGCAAGAATAGACCGCAAAGGCTTGTAAATGTTCTTATGTATGATGTTTGAGGCCGTAGAAATGTCTAAAGGGTTTACTCTAGGGTCAATATCTATGTCATAAGGATCAATTACGTCACAAAACATCTCTCCATTAGCCCAGCCCCACTTTTTGAATGATCGTCCTTGTAGGCCTACCACTTTCTTATCAAGGTTATCAACTAATTCAAGTTTCAACTTACCGTAGTAATACCCCCAAAGCTCATTAAGGACTATCTCCCCGTCTTTGTTCTTGTTACCGCGCCCTCTTGTTTCAAATACAACTTCTGGCGCTTCGTCAATTTTAGAAATCCACGTCTGAATAGTATCGCGAACAATAGGAATGTTTACCGACTGTCGTTGAGTGAGTCTGTTTGTGCGAACTTTGTCACGAAATAAGAGATAGTTCTCGTCCCATTGATTGTGCCTTCGTTCTTTAAAGCGTAAAGAATCATCTTTATCACTCTTGTGTTGCTCTATAAGAGTTATATTATCCATTTATTATCTGTATTATACCACGAATTTAAAAATCTATATACCTAATTCAGGATACATAGGGTTCACTCCTTGTGTTTGATATGATTGCACTGGTTTACTTTGTGGTTCCGGGCGCGACATCACTGCGTAGCGAAATTCATCTGCAGCATGATCTTCTCCTGTTGTGTCTAAATCTTCAGGGTTTCTTTCTGAGTGCTGTAATTCAGGGAATGTTCTGATAAAATCCGGGCAAGTAGAGAACACTTGGAACTTTGCAGTCATCTTTCCTTCCATTAAGAACGGTTTTAAATACTCACGCACCACACCCCACCCGATTACACGGCTATTCTCCCCTCTAATCATTCGAGGCGCAACACCTGTAAGCTCCCTCATCTTCATTGAATAAACTTCTGCCCCCGATAATGAGTCATCTCTCTCGCCTTTCTTCGCCCAAAAAGCAGGATCGAACACATCGTAGTTAATATCCTCATGATTAGTCGTTAAAGACACCACTTCAGTAGATAGATTACTGTAATTAAGTCCTGTTTTATACACTTCTTTATACCTATACAAAACATCATCAGGGCTTAGCGCATACCAACCGACAGAAGAAGGAGCATTGAAACCATAATCTCCAGCTCGAAACCTGAACCATGTACTAGGTATCTCAAACGGCTCACACACATGCACATCATAACTAAACTCCGTGAAGTACTGACCTGCGAACAAGTCAAAATCCCCTCCTCTCCATGCTCTCCCCAAATCACCTGTTAATCCTTCCAAGTATTCAACATACTCTTTATTTAAATATGGGTTTACCTTATACGTTGCTGGGATAAAACGTGTTGTAGTTTCTTGCTTAATCCGATAAGGAATTACAAACCGAGCCTTAACAAAAGCATGACCAATACCGCCCGGATTAAACGACGAATAACACCGAGGTCGCCACCCTTGCTTTGAAGTACGAAGCGAACCACGCAACTTCTCGTATTTCTCCTCAGTTAATTGATTAAGCTCCTCAATTACAATCACGTCATACTCAATACCAACATACTTATCAATATCATTCTCATTATTAAAGCCCCCAAGAATAATCCTTGATTTGTTCCCAAAAGTAATAACATTATTTGAACGATTGAAGTTTACTTTGTTTTGAATAACCTTAGAGATAAGATCATCAAATGACTCTTTCGCTGAAATTGCTGTTTTCCTTAGAAAGAGAACTTTAAGCCCAGGGACTCTTTGTGCGTCGTCTAAAGCAGTCTGAGCAAAAATACAATGTGATTTACCGGGGCCTCTCGCCCCACCTGCTCCTATCTCCGTTGGCCCGTTTTCTTTATCAGCTAGACGAGAAGCAGAATGATAGCCCCACTGCCACGGCAAGGGTATATAACCTCTCTCTATTAAGTTTTGTGCTTGATCTTTAGGCGACTTCGCTTCCTTTGCCGTCTTCAGACACATCATCATCGGATCCATAAACTTTCTTGAGTTGTAGTGTTATGTCGTTTTTAATTGGTTCCTCATCAGTTGTTATATCTGATCTTTCTCTCATGCCATGATTAGACGACAACATCAGCTTAGCTATCGTTGAATTATACTCACCACTAAGCCCAGAATTAACTAGTCTTGTCTTCTGATCTTGCTCAATTTTATCTAAAGCGTGTAAAAATAATGGGTGTTCTTTCGCCCAGTTGTATATAGTCTTTTTGACTACTCCTAAATATATTGCAAAATCCTCAATACTAGGTAACTTCACTTTAAGTTTACCCTCTACATAAGAATCTTCTCTGTCCTTTAAATACTGGTCTACCGACTCAACATATTCATCTTTGTAATCTGTCGGCCTGCCAACTCTAATAGCTTTTACTTCAGCCATTTATCGTTTCTTCTTTGGTGTTAATAAGTAGTCTGTAGTGAACGCTTTGTAATTATCTACTGTTCCATAATTCTTCTCTATCATTAGTTTGTTCTGATTCCGTTTGTAGTCTAACTGTTTCTTGTGTTTTGCTTCAATATTGTCCATAATTTTACCCGGCAATCTACTTATTTTTTTTACTATTTTTCTTATTTTCATCTTTCTCTTGTTTATCTATTTTTAATACTATTGTTTGTGCCGCCAAGTCCTTTAGGATCCTACTCATCTCTTTAGAATCATCTAAGGCCATTTGTGCGCTTGCTATCTCTACTAAAGACAACATCTTCTCCCTTAACTTTACCGCCTTTTCTTTCGACCCTTTCTTTGACGATAAAACCTTCACCCATTCTGCCTTTGTTTTCTCGTACTCCTTATCCTTCTCATCACTAAAGATATAGTGAGTATCAATAGACAAGACCGCGACCGGCTTATTGTCTTTAGAGATAAGGTTTTCTAACACGAGTACCATCTTTTTTGTCTTTGGCTTCATATCTTAAAATAAATAGCGACTAAAAGTCCGAGGAATACTACCCCGAAAACTAACTTGGCGAGCTGTATGTATAATTCTTGTTTAGACATTACTTCCCTGTATTATACAAGACACTGCCTGCATTAACAAGCCCAGCAGCCTTTAATTCTGCCTGACGTTGGCGGTAATTCATACCCATAAAATTATAATCTTGCCTCATGCAAGCCCAATAACGATCATTGTTATCATATTGTAAATTTGGTAGCTCTATGGAGCTTATAGCCTCTTTAAAAGCACTACTTACCCCCGGCACTCTAAGTATTATTGATATAACTTTCCTAAATATCTTCCATTTATAGTCCATGTGGTAATCGGCTCTCATTGAATCCCTTTCAATTCCTATATCCATTACCCGCAAAATCTCTTTTCGTGGGTTATCTTGTAGGTTTTCAGCTTTGATCTCGGAGAAAATATCAACTAACCTAAGCCTATACGCATTATCGTACTCAAATATGTGCGATACGGTGAGAGAAACTTTATTAGCACAATGTTCTTCTACCCCTATTTTATTCAAAAACACCAGAACTAACTTCGCAATTTCTTTTGTAAAGACCATTCTGTAGCTCTCTTTTAGAACATACGGCGATACAGCGCGAAAACATACCCGGTTAAAAGAGAGCGCAAGGCTGTTCCTACCTTTCACTGTACTTATAAACCTACTAGCGGATAGTGGAAACAACTTGAATACCTCCATGAGTACACTCTTAGCAACATTCACAGAGGCCACCGCCTCAGGTGAGGCGTACCCTTTCATTGGGTAACTTGCGCCAGAGATAATTGTGGTAATACCATCACCGTACTCAACACCTTCAATCTTCCACCCCTCAACCTGCCCCTCAACGGTAACAGACTCTAAAGCCACTTGAACAGACGCTTTTTTGTATTCGTATATGTTATCAATATCCATCATCAAATATAGCTATATCTGGTAACTGATCCTCTTGTTCTAACTTAAAACACAATTCATCTACCGCCAACGAAAGAGCGTCTACAATTTCCGCCAAATCCTCAATTCGCTTTTCTAACTGAGAAATCATTAGTTCGGAGTGTTATCATATACCTATATAATACTATATTTTGATACTTTTGTACACCGCCTCTACCGCTCTACACAACGCTTCATAGTGTGAATATCCTGTACAGCTACCGCCTCCTGAACCACCTCCTGAACCATCCTTAAACTCTGCCACATACATTGTCCCCTGTTTTGTTATTTTCATATTGTTTTTATACTCTTATTTACTTATCTCTTCTCATCACAATGAATACACTTTTTGTCTTCTTTCATATCCTGTGCCTCCTCCAAACCTTTTTTATACCCAAAGTTCCAAAACATATTATTTGTCACGAGTGTAGTAACACCAACGACTGAAATTAAAATTGCTGTTTCCATATCTTATTCTTTAGGGTTAATAATCTCTTTGTCTTATGTTCCCTCGCTTTCAGAATGTTCTTTGAGTTCCTTGATGAATCCTTCTACAGTCTCCTCTATATTGTGTGGTTTAGACATGATTATTTTGGTTAGTTGCCAATTTCATCACTGGCATTTCATACCCATCACGGCTATCAACTGTTTCTGTG